GGAATGAGAGTTTGAAGAAATCTTAAGTGATTTTTTGAAAAACAACCCTAAATATTTAAAACAAGACCAGGAACAAGAGGAAGAAACAAAAAGTACTTCTACAGGAGTGCATACAAAAAAGCAAAGCACTAGTCAGGATAGTGGTGTTATGGCAATTTTAAAACAAAAATATCCTGAAATTTATAAATAATAGGGGGAATAAGAAATGGCAAATTCAATAAATGAAACAGGAACACATAAATCTCAAGAAAAATATACAAATGAGATAGTTCCATTGATAAGACAAGAATTTTCAATTAGAAATGATTTTAGTAGAGATTATGAAGGAGACCCAGTAGTGGGAATAGTAAAAGTACCAACAAGAAATGCGGATATTCAGCTATCAGATTATGATATTCTAAATGGTATTACAATGACACAGTCTGCAACAGACTATCTTGATATACCAGTAGACCAAGAAAAAGCATTTAGTGAGTTAATTGATGGTTATGAGGCAGAAACTGTACCTGACAATATAAGAGCACAAAGAATCGAAAGTGCAGGATATGTTGTAGGAAAGGCTTTAGAAGAATCATCAATAAAGGCTTTGGTTGAAGGTGGTACAATATCAGAAGATGTAACTCCATTAACAAAAAAAGATGTTTACGAAAAAATAGCAAAAGAAGTAAACAATATGAAGAAAAGAGGCATAAAACCATCAGAAATGAGAATAGCAATATCAGCAGATACAGAATTATTGTTATTAACAGATGATAAATTTGCAAACACAGCTTCAACAGTAGGAGCTGACTTAATAAGAGAAGGAGTAATAGGTAAAGTAGCGGGTGTTGCAACTAAACCTTGTTACATGTTACCAGAAGATGTTGAATTTATAATATATGCTAAAAGATGGTGTCAAGCAATTGATGCATGGAAAGCAGAAACAGCAATAAACCCAATACAAGATGGAAAACACGTGAAAGCATCAGCATTACAAGGAAGAATGGTATATAAAGATTCAGTAACAAATGCATTAGCAGTACAAATTAAAAAGAATACAGCAACAGTAACTGAATAACGGAGGTTGAGGTATGCTGAAATATATAACAGAAGAAAATTATAAAACCTTGTTAGGTATTGAAAGCATACCTAACAACTTCAATAAGTTAGTAATAGAGGCAAGTAACTATATTGACTATCATACTCATGGAAGAATTGATGAAAATAACATTCCAGAGCAGGTTCAATATGTTACTTGCTTAATTATTAGCTTAATAAATAAAGCCCAAATAGAAACAACTAAAATGGGAAATCTAAAATCTCAAAATATAGAAGGCTGGCAGGAAACATACATAGAACCAGAGAAGATTGATAAAAAGCTTGAAAAAGACAAATATTCTACATTAAAAACCTATCTTTGGAATGTAGTAGGAACAGATGGAAAACCATTATTGTATTGTGGGGTGTGTTAATATGAGTTTTTTTATACAAAAAATAACTGTATATCATTTTGCGGATACTGAAATTCCTATAAGGCTGCCTTTTGAGAATGTTTATTTTAGGCATAATAAAAAGACTAACCTTATAGATAAACGGACTTGAAAAAGGTAGTACAGGCTCAATAACAATACCTACTACAGCAAAAATAGATATTAGTACAGATGATTATATAGTTGAGGGAATTATAGAAGATGAGTTTAACTTAAATAGTCTTATGAACAAATATCAAGTATTTAAAGTAGTAAGTGTGGACGATAACAGAAAAGGTGGACTGCAACACTATAAAATAGGAGTATCTGAATAATGGTAAGTAGTGGATTTAATATGAAAATTGTAATGAATAGTGTCAAAAAGATTATTAAAGACCATCGGACTAGATGAAGATGGAAAGGTTAATAGATTTCTAAGAAATGAAGTAGATAGATTTTGCGATCCATATGTACCTTATGCAAGAGGTGCAGGAGTACATTTAAAAGGACAGAAAAGATACCCTAATAACCATTCTATCAAATACATTCTACCATATGCACATTACCATTATGTAGGAAATAAAGCTATTGGAGCTTCAAGACCAAAAGGGGTTAAAAGAAAAATTGCAAATCAAGCAATGCAATATCAAGGAGCTCCCAAAAGAGGGCCACACTGGGATAAAAGAATGATGAACGATAGAGAAAAAGAAATTTGTAAAGATGTAGAAAACTTTATTAGAAAGGGGAAGAAGTAATGGAAACGCAAGAAATAGAAAAATCCCAAATGGAGAAAATAAAAGAGTTTATTGAAACATGTCCATTATTAAAAGGCGGGAAATTAAACGTTGATTACTTAAAAGATAAACCTCAAAGTTATTCTATTGATAGAACACCAGTAGAACCAGAAATACAAAAATTTGTAGATGGAAATGGCGGAAAAAGACAAATAGCTTTTGATCTTACGATTACTGCTCCAATTTCAAGTCAAGCAATAGTAAATTTAGCTAATAGTAAATTTTGTGAAGACTTTATGGAATGGATAGAAAAACAAAACAGAATGAAAAATTTACCAAATATAGAAGGAGCTTTTTCAATTAAATGTACAAGTCCCGGTTATATTTTACAAAAGACAGAAACAACCGCAATCTATATTATACAAATGATTTTTACATATTATGAAATTTAATTAAAGGAGGAAAATTTAAATGAAAGAAGGACAAGTTTATAACAGAGCAGACATTGTTAATTTTATGGGATTAACATTGGAAGCAACAATTTTTCAAAGAATGAAAGGATTTACAGATGGAGGCAAAAGTTTAAATTCTACAACATATGATAGGAGGTACATAGATGAAAAAACAGAAAGGTCAGATGTGACATCATATGCTACATCAATAGCTTACGCTTTTGATAGAATGTATGGTAATGGAGTACATAATATTATTTCAAAAATACATGATAATGAATTAACAGGCGAAATAGTTCCTATAGTAACTGTTAATTTCAATGAACCTGTTGAAGGTGGATATAAAGCTAAATTTAGACTATGGTCAGTTGCCCCAGAAAGTGATGGAGATTCAACAGACGCATACACTTATTCAGGAACATTTAAAGCAAATGGTTCAATGGTAGAAGGTATTGCAACAGTACTTGAAGGAAATGAAAATGATACAACTACAATAACAGCAATATCATTTACAGCAGGTGGAGAACAATCAACACAACTTGTTACATTCAACATTTCAGACGCAGATGGACAAGTAGCAAATGCTAAAATTGCTATAAATGCATCAAACACAATCTATACAGATGTAAATGGTATAGCAATGGTAGACTTACCAAAAGCATCATATTCAAAAATTAACATTACTAAAACAGGATATACTGCTCAAAATAATATATCTGTTACTGTTGACAATGCACCAATCTATAAAACAATAACACTTGTAAAGGCTAGTTAATTCTAGCCTTTATGGTGTATGGAGGTATTAAGATGATAAAGATATTAGAAAATGAAATTGACTTTGATTTTAACGAAGTTAAAAATATGGCTAAGTTTGAAGACGCTCTTGATGAATATATGAAAGAGCTAGAAGAACTTAAAACTTTTAAAGGCAAAGAATCAGAAGAAATGATGAAGCTTTGCGAAATAGTATACAGATTATTCAATAAAACTATAGGGGAAAGTACAACAAAAGAAATATTTGGAGAAAACCACAATTTTGCTAAATGTTTAGAAGCAGCAGGGCAACTTATAAAAGCTAAAGAAGATAGTATAAAAGATACATTAAAAGCAGTAGATAAATATGTGTCAAAAGAGGTTTAAAATGAATATTGAACTACCAATATTTCTTAGTGGAAACAAAATAAACAGTGATTTTAGAACTTCTATTCAATTTGAGCAAATTTTGTTAGACAAAAATATAAGCCATATAGATAAAACGATAATGGCATTAGAACTATATTATCCTGAACTGAATAAAATCACAGACTTTGAACAAGCAATAGAAGATATGATTTATTTTTACCAATGTGGAAAAGAAAATAAAGAGTTAGCTAATTCTAAAAAAGAAAATAAAGAAGAAAAACAAATTTATAGCTATGAATTTGATTGGAATTATATTGCAACTAGTTTCTGGGAGCAATATAGAATTGATATGTGGGATATAGAATATATGCATTGGTGGAAGTTTAAAGCATTACTTGAAGGACTATCAGAAAATACAAAGTTTAGTAAAATTTTAGAATATAGAGCCGTTGATTTATCTAAAATAAAAGATAAAGAAATGAAAAAATTTTATAAATCTATGAAAAAAGTATATGGTTTACCAGATTTAAGAACAGTAGAAGAAAAAGAAATAGACTTTGCTAGTGCTTTTTGGTAAAAAATGTCTTTTTTTGTCTTTTACTTTACTGAAAATTATATATAAGTATAATTATCATGGGTGATAATAAATGAAAGAGTTAATAAAAAAATGGTGGTTTTGGGTTATAATTGTTCTGATAGTTATGTTATACATAATAGTTATTGTTTCAAATATAAAACCAAACTTTGAAATAACAAACTTTAAAATTTCAAGTAATACAACAAATTATACTTCAATTACTAATAGTACTACTTATCAGGGAACTGGTATATTAACTACATCAAATAAAAAAGGGGTATACTTAGTTGCATTAAAACAAGTTTTAAAGAATGGAGGTAGTGAAGACTCAGAAGGGGAAACTGTAAAATTAGTAATAGTAAGTAATGGAAAAGGAGAGTTTTCAACTTATGATTATGGAGATGTGGGGAAAATAGAAAAACCTAATTATGAATTCGAAGTAATAGGAAGTCAAAAAATGAATTAGTAAAATAGAAATGACATTATCAGTAGCATAAAAAGAAGGATATACTTCTTGTAGTAAATGTTATTAAAAAGGAGAATGGAATAATGCAAGAATTGATAAAGAAGTGGTGGTTTTGGTTAATTATAGTAATAATTGTAACAATAATAGGCTTTACTATAGTTATGGTTGTAGCATTTAATGTTAATACAGGTGGAATACATGAAATAGCAAGAAGAGTTCAAGGAATATATGAAGATTCAACTATTTATTCTTCTTCTGGAAGAAAAACATTAGTGTTAGAATTAGAAAATTGGGACAAAAAGAATTCAGACAAACTAAATCAAATGCTAGAAGTGATAAAATCTAAAATAAATGATGATGAATTTAGTTCATATAAGAAATTTGTTACAATAACATATATGAATACCGATAATAAAGAAGATGGAATGATATTAAAGACAGTATGTAATTTGCCAGATTTTACTATCATTAGTCAAGAACAATATATTGATTTTGAAGAATACGAAGATGCAGTTAGTAAATGGGGAGAAACTACAAATCTTTTAAAAGAATTATATCAAGGACTATAAAAATTAAAATAATAAGAAACACTTACTTAGGTGAGTGTTTTTTATTTGTGCAAAATTAGCACCTAATTAAATTTAGGTGCTTTTATTATGCTTAAAAAGAGGTGATAAAAGTGTCAGATGGTTCAGTAACTATTGATACAAGGCTAAATAATAGCGAATTTACAAAAGGAATAAAACAGTTAGAAAATATAGGTAAAAAAGGACTAAAGACTATTGGCGTAGCAGCAGGAACAGCAGTTGCAGGACTAACAGCTTTAGGAACATATGCAACTAAAGTTGGAAGCGACTTTGAATCAGGGATGTCAAAAGTCCAAGCTATATCAGGAGCAACAGGACACGAATTAGATAAATTAACAGCAAAAGCAAAAGAAATGGGAGCTAAAACTAAGTTTAGTGCTACTGAAAGTGCAGAAGCATTTCAATACATGGCTATGGCAGGCTGGAAAACCGAAGATATGCTAAATGGTATTGAAGGAATAATGAATTTGGCAGCAGCTTCTGGAGAAAATTTAGCTAGTGTTTCAGATATTGTAACAGATGCATTAACAGCTTTTGGCTTACAAGCAAAAGATAGTGCACATTTTGCAGATGTTCTGGCAAAAGCCAGCTCAAATAGTAATACAAATGTTAGTATGATGGGAGCTACATTCAAGTATGTTGCACCAATAGCAGGAAGTTTAAAATATTCGATAGAAGATACAGCAGTTGCGATAGGACTTATGGCTAATGCAGGAATTAAAGGAGAACAAGCAGGAACTGCTTTAAGAGCCATGTTAACAAGATTAGTTAAACCTCCTAAAGATGCTGCAGCTGCACTAGATGCCTTAAAAATATCTGCTACAAATGCTGATGGTACAATGAAACCTTTAAGCAGTGTTTTACAAGAGTTAAGAGAAAAATTTAAAAAATTAGACGATAGCCAAAAAGCATCATATGCTAGTTCGATTGCAGGAACTGAGGCTATGTCAGGAATGCTTGCTATTGTAAATGCATCGGATAGCGACTTTCAGAAGCTTACTGCATCAATAAATAATGCAGATGGTGCTTCTCAAGAAATGGCAAATACCATGAACAACAATTTACAAGGTGCTACAACAATTCTTAAAAGTAATGTAGAAAGTTTAGGAGTAGCTGTATACGATAAATTTAAAGGACCAGCAACAAAAGGAGTAAAATCATTAACTACATCTATGGAGGAATTAACAAAAAGTGCAACAAATGGAAAATTGTCAAAAAGTATAGATAAACTTGCAAGTAGTTTTGGGAAATTGATTTCTAAAAGCGGAAAGTTATTAGAAAAGTTATTACCAAAACTTGTAGATGGGCTTTCTTGGATAATAGACCACAGCGAAACAATTGCTAAGGTAATAGGAGCTATGACTGCTGCAATGATATTATTTAAAACAGCTTCAAAACTAGATACTGTAATAAAATCATTTATGAAATTAACAGCACAAGTTATTTTATCAACAAGTGCAACAAAAGGAGCAACCGCTGCACAGAAGCTTTTAAACTTAGCACAATCAGCAAGTCCAATTGGGCTACTAATAACAGCAGTTGCAGCCTTAGCAGCAGGACTAATATATCTTGCTTCAAAACAGTCAGAAGCACAAAAAGAAGCAAAAGAGTTTGCAGATGAGATGACTACTCAAAGGAAAGAATTAGAAGAATATAATGCTAGCATAGATGAAACAGCAAATGCAAATTTAGCACATATTAGTTCAGTTGAAAAACTTAAAGATGAATTAAAAACACTTGTAGACGAAAATGGAAAAGTAAAAGATGGATACAAAGCCAGAGTAGACTTTATACTAAACCAAATGAATGAGGCTTTAGGAACAGAATATAGATTAAACGGTGATGTAATAGACAGTTACAAAAATTTACAAGATGAAATTGATAAAACTATAAAAAAGAAAGAAGCTGAAATAAGACTTAATGCAAGTGAAGAAAAATATAAAAATGCAATAGAAAATCAAGAAGAAGCAGTAAATAAATTAAAAGAAGCTTATGATAAATTAGGTATACCAATAGACGAAGCTAAGACAAAATATCATGGACTAAAAGATAAACAAACAGAGATAAATGAAGGGTTAAAAAAAGGAACCTACTTAGGAAGTATATATAATAAAAATGCAATAGACAATCAAGTAAGTGAACTTGAAGATTTAATAAAAGCCTATGAAGAAGCAGAAAGTACAGTTAAAACTTATACAGATAAAATAAAACAATA